GCCAACCTGGGCACACTTGGCGGCGATCAGGTTGGCGTCGTTGACCGATTCCTCGTAAACGAAGAACTCGGCGTTGACATCTTTACTTACCTTCGGAGGCAGCAGGGCGTCGTGTTGCACTTTCTTGGCCTTGGCCGCGGCTCTCAGCTTGGCGGCGAAATCCTCAAAGGCAATGTCCTTGTTCGGGTCGTGCAGGATCGTGACCGGTTTCGGCTCACGCCCGGGCTTGCGGTTGGTCGTGCCGGGGATCCGGAGAACCGAGGCGGTGTCCGAGGTCCTGGTCGAGTCGCCACCGATGGCAGGAGAATACGCGGCCACGACTTTCTTCAGTAAGTAGGCCACGGTCTGCCATTGCGGGGCTGGGATGGCCTGGTCGAGTATCCAGTGGGCGTAGAGCCCGTTGCCGGAGTTGACGACGGCCGGCATCGGCAGGCCGGTCTCAGAAACGAATTGCTGCAGGGCTTTGCAGCCCTCGCTCTGGTTTTTCAGCGGCCACTTCGCGCCGCAGTCGATGTCCAGGAAGAAGTTCTTCAGGTACCTGGCGTTGTCCTGACTACGGGTCTTTCTGGCCAGGGCTTTGTACTCGGGTTTTGGCAGGCCGTAGGGTATCTGTTTGTTATGAGCCTGGGCCTCCCGGATCTTCTCCTGGTCGTAGGTTGCCTGGGTTATGTAGGTGGTATTGCCGTTCTTATCCAGCATCTTGATCTGGAGAACGGCGGAGTCGAGGTCTTCAAAAAAGAAATGCCGGAAGCCTCCGCTGGGGAGCAGCTGCGCGACGCAATACATCCCTTCTTCCGGAAGGAGCCGGTGCAAGAACATAGGTTACCTCCACCTGTAGGTTATAGGATTGAATACCTACTTGGCGGAGCGCATTTCTGCAACGATTTTCCTCAGCACCTTGACGCGCTGCGGCGCCTTGAGTTTTTCCTTGAGCGGCAGCCGACCGTGCCTGCATCCCTTCTCCAAGCGGAGCGCGGTGTTGTAGGCGATGTCAAGCCGGAGCTTGTCGGCGATCGGCTGGCCTTTCTTCCAGCGGTAGAGGGTCTCTCTTGAGATGTTGGTCAGGCTGGCGAAATCGGTAGGACCGATCATGGCCTTCTCCAGGACCTCGTACATATACGCTACTTTCGGATCGATCTTGATTTCTGCCATGGTGTTCTCTCTTCTCTATGTTAAAGGAGTATTAATTTCCCATTTATTCCACACACTCTTAGGGCTTCGACGTTGTCTTTGCCATACGCCACAAGCACCGATGGTGCTCCGGAATTATTTGATGCTGCGGTCCCTGTGACATGCCTAAACGCCAGCCTTCCTTCGATGAATAAGGCCGCATCTGCCGCGTTCCATACATACTTGAAAAACATCTTAGTTTCAGTTCTAGCAAATATCAGGGCGATACCATTGCCGTGGTCTACCATAGCAGATAACCAAGCTGCGGTTTGAGTTCCATACGGTGGATTGCACCAAACCCGGCCGCACCACGGCTGAGCAAGCCCGTCATCAGATATTGTGTAATGCTTAGCAGCTGTAGGCCACGGCCGAACTATCGGGGAGCAGGGGTCTAGGTCGAACTCTCCCAGAGACGTTATTATTTCTGGAGGAGTGAGCCACTCATCCTTCATCATTCGGGTACTTTGGTGTGACCCCATGCCGCCTTTGTTCATCTTCGCTTTCTCCTTTAAGCAGGGATGCTCTGACCATCCCCGCAGTAGATTTTTACAGACCAAGGTCCCTGATCAACTGGTCGTCGCTCGGCTCAAGGCCGCCGGCATGGACCGGGCCGGCAGTTGCCGGAGCAGCAGAAGTCCCGCCGAGGTCGAGGTCGTCCAGCAACTCAGGAGTCTGCGCGGCAGCGAGTTTGGCAGCAGCCTCGGCGGCTTCCTTCTCAGCTTTCTTGGCTGCCTTGGTGGCGGCGGACTTGGCGGCAGCTTCTGCCCGGGTCTTGGCGATAGCGGCTTCTTTCTCGGCTGCGGCCTGGGCCTCTGCTTCAGCTTTGGCTTTCAGTTCAGCCTCGGCGGCGGTGTTGACCTGACCCTGGTACTCCTGGGGCGGAGTAGCGTAAACCGGCGGTGCCGGCAAAGCAGGAGCCGACGACATGCCAGCGATAATGTCCTCAACCTCCGGCAGGGCGGCGATCTCGGCCAGTTTGGGCAGGGTGTCCTGGGGAAGGAAGCCGCCGAACTTGAAGATCACTTTCGGGTGAGTAACCGTCTGGTCAAAGGTCACCAGAGTCTTGGCGGTGCCGAGCGGGATACCAGCGGCTGACAGAGATTTAACGTACATAGCGAAGTTCTTCAGGCTGTCGGCCGGGATCTTGAACATATACGCCTTCGGGTCAGTCTCCACTTTCCGGCTGCCGGGGATGAAAATAGCCAAGGTCTTTGTATCCTTACAGGCTTTACCCTTGGTGGCGTTGCCAGCCTGGTCAGTCCCGCTACCAAACGCGTTTTGTGGGCAGTTGGCGCACAACTCGCTTTGTGGTGCTGGAGAGGACGGGTCAGGGCGGACACTGTCGGTGGAGAAACAGTCCGGAGACTTACCTTCCTCTGCGTTGTATGCGCCAACATACCATGCCTTTTGCAGCGGCTTAATCGCTCGCAGGATGACCATCGGCAGGTAGGCATTGTCGTCGGGTCCGATTACCATCTTGCCGGCCGGGAATGCAGTCTCGTCGCCGTTGGCATCGACCAGGGTGAACTGCTTACCGGACAGTTTGAGCCGCGGCGGCATACCGGTAGAGATGCCGGCAGCTGCGTCGTCGTTGGCCTGACGGGCGAGGGTTGCGTCGAGAATGTAGGACGGGACTTCTGCCATGCTGGGAATCATAAGGTCGTTCATTTTTCATCTCCTTGAGATTGGTCTGTGCCCTCTGGGGGCGGGTTGATTGCTTATATATCCATCCATTTTCCGGACAGGCCTATGCCGAGCATAAGGCCGAGTCCAAGTAATTGTATCCCTACACCTACTACTTGAGGGATTTCTGTAAACTTAAACAAGAGTCCCCAAGGTACTATTGACATGAACATGGCGATAATAGTTATCATGACCGTCTCACCTTAATACTCTTGAACTGGGAGTACGAAACACCTGGGGGAGGCGGCTGGCCGTCCTCGATCGCCTGCTTGACCGCGCTCTTGCTGACCGCGTGGGTCAGGAAATCGAACTTCTGCCCCTCCTGTACCCAGCCGAAAAACGTCGACCAGTCGGCGACGGACACATTGTCGACGGTGTCGATGTAGCTGGTGCCGTGCGGGGTCTTGATCGATGTGGCGCCGATCCTGTTCATCTCGGCCATGAGCCAGTTCTCCCGCTTGGTCTGCAGGTCTTTCAACACTGCGAGTTCCTCGTTGAGGGCCTTAGTCTTGGCGGCGATGATGTCTCTTGTCTCGACATATTTCGCCACCACCTGTTCTGCTGTTACGTGTGTCACTGCCATGGTCTTGGTCTCCTTTTTCACAAGTTCGTTGACGGTGCCGATCCACCCGCAGGCGCAGTCGGCGATATTGAGGTCGGGCGGGGCCGGGTATGCAGTCTTGGTCATCCTGCCGGGGATGCGGTTGCACTTCGGGCAGGCCTGGTGCAGGAGCTTATACTCGGCCATGGTTAAAAGGCCTATTGGTTTGGTCATGGTTTCCTTCCCCCTTTCCTACACCCTACAACTTCGTCAACGGGTTGTCAATTATTATTTGTTGCTTGGTTTACATTTTCTTTGGGCCGCGTACCTGCTGGATCTTTCAAGGGCGATCTCTCAGAACTCAGAAGATACCAAATACTCAGCACCCTCTGAGAACCTTACGTCGACGAGAATACCTCTCAATGTCTCCGAACTTGCTGCCGGAAGGAATAATTGAATCCACCCGCCGGACACTGGGTCTGACAGTTTCATTTGAGTGACGTTCACAATTACCTGCGCAGGTAGATTCTTACCCCATAGGGCGGTGATCACACTTCTTCGTGACGGTACGACCAAAACAATGTGTTCGCCGTTCAGCATGTCGTCGATGTGTTTCTGCATTATCTTCCTCCGTTACTGAGTGATAAAACTACATCCTGCAGTTTCCCCTTGTCCTTCAACACCTGATAGATCTTCTTCTCCTCAGCCGTGGCGTAGAGGTGACAGATGTCAATCTTGATTTTCTGCTTGCTGCCGTCCATCCTGGCGTTGGCCTGCTGGTAGACCTCAGCCTTGTAGGTGGGAGCGTACCAGATCGTCAGGGTAGCGGCGGTGAGGTCGAGGCCGTGGGCCAGGACCTGCGGGTGGGCAACCAGGACGTGCGGGTTGGGCAGGGTCCTGAACTCCCGGAAGATCGTCGTCCTGGCCCCGGCCGACACCCGGCCGTCGACCACCGCAACCGACCATTTCTTTCGCAGCTCGGTGGCCACGGCGTCAAGGGCGCCGGTGAACGGCACCAGGACGATGACCTTCTCATCATTCTCGGCGATGACTTCCTCAAGCACACTCATGCGCGGGCCGAAGTCGAACTTGACCAAGGAGCCATCGGCGGCGATGACTACCCCGCAAGCGGTTTGCACCAGCTTGGAGATCAGCACGGCGGCATTGACCGCTGTTACCGTCGAGCCCCGGACCTCGGTGGCGGCCTGGGCGATCAGTTGCTTATAGGCCTTCTTCTGGTCCTCGGACATCTCGGCCCGACGCTCTATGAAGCATGGCTCCATGTCGGTGCAGACTGAGCGTTCAAACCTGATCGATGGTTTCAGGATCCTGGCCACCGACTGCTCGGATCCACGCTTGGGCACCCACTTGAATGGCCCGAACTGCAGCATGGTCTCCTGTTTGAAGGCGGTGAAGTGACCGTGATAATTCTCAGGGGTCAGGAGTTTGCATTGACCGAATGCGTCGGTGGGGTCATTGGGGGTCGGTGTACCGGTTAAACCCCAGGCTGCCCTGACGATCTTCTGGGCGTTCAGTACCCGGTTGAGGGGCTTGAAAAGAGTCTTGCCGCGGGCGTTCCGGAAAACTGCAATCTCATCGACAATCACCAAGTCGATGAGATT